TAAAAAGAAACCAGCCAAAAAGGTTAAGCCAATATTTACTGAGGCACTATTTGAAAAGCATTTTTTTGCTCTAAGCCCCAAGCACTTTAAACAAATGTGCGATGAGTGGAATGAGTCTAACTTAAAAATCAAACTTAAAAAGCAGATAGATTATGACCATTGGATAAATTACTTTAAGACATTGCCAGCCAGCCACATACGAACTTTAGTAACCACAGGGCAAGACACATTGGATGCTGAGGCATACAGCGCACTCCGCATGTGGGCAGACATTATCAGCAACCCACAGCGCATTTCCAAAATCCACCAGTCATCGCTTAGTGGTCCTAAAAACAAAGACGGTCAAGGAATTGTAGCTATGGCACTTTCTAATGACCGCTTAGGCGTTTTAAAAGCCACACGCGATAAGTTAGCCGAAAAGCTAGAAAAGGGCGCAGGCAGCCGCGATACGGCATCCTTAGCGCGCGAATTGACGGAGGTGATGACCCAGATTGCCGATTACGAAAAGCGCCAAGGTCCAAAGAAAACCACAGTGTTAGGTCGGTTACTAGATGGTATGCCCGGCGCAGCGGTCCATGCAGGCATTACCAATAAGCCTAAGAATGGTGGTGGCAGCCGCAAAACAAGTTATGCAGCAAGAGTAACCATTAAAGACATAGAGGGCTAACATGGCAGCAAAAAGATTTGGCAACCAAAAACCACGCATAGACATTTATAAAGATGGTGATGTGTGGCTTGCCGATAAGACCATTCGTCTTCTTGAGCATTACGGCATTAAGCTATTGCCTTGGCAAAAGGCTGTGCTGTGTAGGTGGATGGCTGTAGAGCAAGATAGTGATGGCAAATGGAAATGGGTAAATGCTGAGGCTGGGCTTTTAGTACCCAGGCAAAACGGTAAAACGGAGTTGCTTATAGCTAGGGTTGTTGGTGGCATGATATTCATGGCTGAGGCATTAATTTATACAGCCCACTCAGACAAAACAGTTGAAGAAATTAAGCGCCGGGTCATGCGGTTTTTCTATGATGCTGAGGAGGAAATCCGCGACATGCTTACCGATGATTTTGACAAAGAGCCGAAAAGTTTGGACTTTGTAGAGTTACGCAACCGGGGGCGTTGTGTATTTCGTACTAGGACGCGAACCAGTGGCTTGGGTACTAGCAATGATACTTTGCTGTTAGATGAGGACCAAGAGGAAACTGACGCGCAGCAGGAGGCTTTATTGCCTACTATTTCAGCCGGGAAGTCTCAAAACCAGCAGACCATTAGGGTAGGCACACCACCAAGTGGTGGCACTGCCGGTACGGTATTCTTGCGTGTCCGCAAAGCCGTATTGGATGGGAAAGACACCGATACCTGTTGGCAAGAGTGGTCAGTTGAAACAATCAAAGACCCAAGCGATGAAAATGCTTGGTATGAGGCAAACCCAAGCCTGGGCTATTTCCTAATCCTAAAAGCAGTTATCAATGAGTCTAAGAAAATGGCGGTGGATAGCTTTAATAAAATGCGCCTAGGTTGGATTGCAGGGGTAGAGAATATGCGTGCCATTTCTGATGAGCTGTGGTCACCGTTGGCAATCACAAAGGTTGAGCTGCAAGATGACCCAATGCTTGTGTATGCAATCAAGTTTGCGCCGGATGGCAGCGCCGTATCGCTGGCTGTTGGCGTGATTATGCCTAATGGTAAGGTCCATGTTGAGATTGTAGAGCGCAAGCCCATGAGCGCCGGTACAGCTTGGATAGTCTTATTCTTGATGGCTAAAAACCGCTGGCTCAAAGCCAACAAGATAATCATTGATGGGGCAGCCGGTACGCAGTTGCTTGTAGAGGAATTAGTACGCACAGAAAAGAAAATGTCTAAGCGCATCCTAACCCCAAATGCTAAAGAGGCTGGCGCAGCATACGCTGCATTCCACACTGCCATCGAAATGAAGTTACTTACTCACTTTAACCAGCCAGCTCTAAATGTCTCAATCCGCACAGTCAAGCGGCGCAGCATTGGCAAGGATGGCATGTATGGTTATGCCAGTATGAACCCGGATATACAAAGTGACCCAACAGAGGCAGTGGCTTTGGCTCATTACGGCGCAATTCGCTTTAAGAAAGAGAAAACTACCAGTGGTAGTAATCAGTCAATAATGGTATAGTGCCGGTCAGCGCTTAAGCTGAGTAAGACCGGCTTTTGTGCAGAACTCCAATTCGGCAAAAATAGGGCGCATCATAAAGGTGCGCCTTTTGCTTTGTGTGGATAATTGTCCGCAGCTTAGTAGATGTACACAAATTTGCTGGCGCTAGTGGTCCTAGATGATTGCACGCCAAAGCCCTTGTAATTCATTTCAGAGATATTTATTGTGCCGTCACCATTGACGCTTTCAACATAAACCACATGACCTAGACTACCGCGATCAGTAGTACCAACAGCCCCGGCTCTAGGCGCAGAACCAATAGCCATGCCCATACCGGATGCGCGGCGATACCAAGTGTTAGCATTGCCTAGGCTATTAGGGATGCTTGCACCCCGGCGGTTTTTCACATACCAAGTGCAATAGCCATAGTCATAAGTATTACCAACGCCAAAGTTACGCAGAGGGGCTACATTAGGCGTTGTAGCAGGCAACGCAACAGCAACTGGTATTTCGCGTAATAGTGTCTCAGACGGCTCAGGAATGGTTATTTTGTCACCAACATGTATAAGGTCCGGGTTAGTGAGCTGAGTATTTTTAGCCCAGAGGCGTTGCCATTCAACATTGTAGGCAGTACCAATCTTACTAAGGTTGTCACCACTAACCACAAAATAAATAACCGGCTGAGGCTTTGGTTGCTCAACCGGCTTGGGTGGCTCAGTAATGACTTTCAGCACAAAGAGCGATGTAGCATCATTCTTAAAATTAAGTGGCTCTGCTAAAGCGGTGGCTGGTGTAGCCCATATGATTGCTGTTAGCAAAGTTGCTGCAAATAACCGTTTCATAATCCTGAGCCTCAAGGGGGGGTAAATGGCGCGGCTCTATTTGTATCCTCAATTAAAGTTACCGTTACAGTTTAACATTATTTAGTGTCAAATCAACGAGCTTAGGCTAGAGCCTTTTGGTCGGCGCTTTTGGTTTTGCTCAGTCCGCGTTGCCCATCGGCAGTTAGTGGGATTGTAATTGCCGTTGTTGTCTATTCTTTCAAGAGTCAAGCCTGGCAACCGCTCACCCATATCGGTTAGGAAGTTATCAAAACTTTCAAGCCATCTATCACAAACCTCAATGCCTCTAGCACCATACCATTTATAAAGACTGTTATTTTTGTTATAGCACCGTTGTAACATGTTGCTATAAGAGCTGTATGTCCTGCTGAAATGAAAAACAGGTTTCGTTGCATATTTGCGGAGGCTGGCATACTTATCATACCTGCACATATTATAGTGGCTTTGACAAAGACCGTTGCTCATGTGCTTGCAGCCACATCCCGGCAAATTACAAATCCTAGGAATACGAGACTTCCGATTGTATTTATTGAGGTGGTAGTTACGGCTATAATGAGTTAGACAATAGCCTTTCGCGCGGTGCTTATTTAAGCACCCCACAACAGTGCAGGTTTTAACTGTATTCCGGGGAGTGTATGTCACATCTATATAGTACTATAAAAAAAGTTATATTTATAACTTTCTACAGTACTATATAAAAACACAACTTTTAATTACCCCAAATTCGGAAGTTCTACACAAGTTATACCCCAAAATGAGGCACTTACCCACAAGCGCATTTGCTAAATCAAATTGCCTAGTGTTATATTTAAAACCAAGATAAACGAATTGGAGGGTACAAATGTCTTACAGTCTTAATGACCAGCGCAAACAAACAATGCTTTTAAGAATAGGTGATGCCGCATCACTAATTGATAACCAGCAGTTTTTACCATTCTACCGAAGTATACAAATCAAATTAGAGGCTATGGGCAAAGCCGATGAGTGGGCTAAAATGATTGCCGCATCGCTGACGAAAGAAAAGCCTAGCCGGTACTTTGCGGCGCTCTGCAAAATGGTCAAAGAGGGTACTTATAAATTTGTTGAGGCAGTCAAAGAGGTTGTTGGTGAAATGAAACTGTATGTGCATGACAAGCTAATTAAGTTTGGATTTGGCAAGTATCACAAATATTGGGTGCGGAAAGCGCAGGAATTTATCAACATTAATGGGCAGGCTGGCTTTGTAGACCTGCTGGAATTGGCAGAGCGCAAAGGAATTAGTCAAAAATACATGGCTACCGCGCTTAAAAACAAGAAATCACCGCGCAAATATTACCGAGAGAATGTGATAGGCGCTGCAGAATGAGCGAGTATATACAGACCTACCCACTTCGCACTGGCGACCTAACACACATGGTTATTAGTAAATACGGCGCTCTGAATGCCGCTGAGAATAACAGCAAATATATAGCATTGACTCAGGTAGCATCATCAACCGGCGGTGCGCCTAATATTGCTGATGTAATGATAGTTGGTGCTTGGCACAGTAGCGGTAATGAGTTAGAGGGCTTTGAGGTAAAAGTAAGCCGGGCGGACTGGCTCAATGAAGTCAAAAGCCCAGACAAATGCCTACCATCAAAACAATACTGCCATAAATGGTGGCTGGTCATTGCTGATGCGTCTATGGTCAAAGACGGTGAATTGCCAGATGATTGGGGGATGATGGCTGTTGTAAATGGGCAACTTAAGATTATTAAAAAAGCGCCCAAGCTCGTACCAGTATCACTAGCCATTGATTTTGTGGCATCACTACTTAGGACTGATGTGCGCGAGACAATACCGCTGGATGTACATAGGGATATGCTCAAAGATGCCAAGAGAGATTTTAAAATAGATGTTGAACAGCAGTATGCAGACCTTTTAAACTATGTGCGATGGATGAATAAATTTTTGGGCATCAAGTTTAAGCAGGGCAAAGAATTCCATAATGTCGCTG